ATATACAGGTACGGTAGGTTCACCTTCAGCAGATTTTAGTGGGTAATTAAAATATGGCAGCAAAAAATTTGACTCAATCTTATCAAGGAAGTACTCTAACTTTAGAGGTCTCTTATAGAACTTATGCAGGAGGTCCTTTAGTAAATACAGATGAAACTCCTACATATACTATAACTAATCCGAGTGGAGTTGTTATGGAGACAGGATCAGGAACAAATACAGCTACTGGTCAATATTCTGTAACATATACAATTGCTAGTGATGCTGTAATTGGAGCTACTTGGAAAATTACATGGGTTGCTAAAGTTGGCGGTGTTACTGTTCCTGACAACTGGGAATATTTTGAAGTATTAAATGGAACGATAATTAATGGTACTTGGTTAAATCATATAAAGAAGGTTGTTGCTTATCCAGATGTAGATAATATTTTATTAACGGATGATCAAATAAAGACTTTAATTGTAAATCAGGCTTTACATGATTATTTTGTAAAATTTCCTAAAAAAACATGGTCAGAGTATAATATAACAAATGAATCTCAAATTAGTTTTCCTGATACTTCGACATTTGGTGTATTGGATTGTAGGATAGTTGGGAAAGGATATGCAGGAACGGCTACTGGTTCTTTTTGGGATATAGTATCCTGGCAGCAATCTGGATTTCAATCTAGTTTTAATAATATGTATGGTTCTAGAGTTAATGGCTATAATCCAAATGGTTTAAGACAGCAAAGATTTAATAATCAGCAAGTGAATAGTAGTATGATTAATCAGGGTACTTTTAAGTATAGAGTAGATGTAGCCAATAGAATATTATATATGTATAGTAGTATGTCAGCAAAAGCGAATGTGACTTGGGCAAAATATAGTACAGATTTTGGGGATGTGGGATATCAATTTCAATGGGATGTGATTAAATTATCTCAAGGATATTTATTATTACATTTAGCAGATGCTACAGGATTGGTAGATGATTCTGTATTAGAAGCAAAAATAGATGCAGCAGCTTTAAAAGAAAGAGGGTTTGCTTTAATAGAGCAAGTAAAAGAAAAATGGATAGAGTATGTAGATCCTATAGCAATTATTCAGTAGATTTATTACTAATAAATAATAAAGATGTAAAAAACTAAAAGAGGTAAGAAAAAATGTCATATAGATCAAGATATATTGAACAAGATTTTTCTGGTTTTGTTCTTCCATCGATCACAGAAAATGGTGGCATGGTAGTTGTTTCTCCTAAAGGAAGAGGAGATAAAGCAATATTATGTGAAAGTGAAGCAGATGTAATAACAAATTTTGGTACACCAAGCTCAACGTACCCTTCACTATTTGAAGCCGTTGCTTTTTGTAGAGAAGCACCATGTTATATAACTTCAGCAATTGGTAGTAATGCTTTATTTGGTGGAGTTATTGTTTCAGATACAGCAGTTACTAGTTTAACTTCTGGAGTAGCAAGTGTAAGTAGCTATACATTTTCAAGTAATGATGATGCTATTGGATTATTTGCTTCTTCTCAATATGCTTCAACTTTAAGAACAAATATCGTAACAAAAGGTGGAACAAAATTTAAAGCAACTTTGTATGATAGAGTTTCTGGTAAGGATATATATTTAAAAGAATATAACTTTTCTTTAGCACAGGAAAAAGATGCTTTTGGAAAATCATTATATTATAGTGATGTTTTTAATGATGATCCTTATATAATTCCAAAATATAACTCAAATACCACTTCTACTACATTCACAACTGTTTCAGGATCTTCAACTTATCAATTAGCTGGTGGAGCAAGAGGAGATACTCCTACAGGTGCTAATGTCACTACTGCATACAATATATTTAATTCAGTAAATAAATATCCAGTAAACATTATGATGGATGCACTTGGAGATTATGCTAGTAATATAAATACATACATTACTACATATAATGAATATGCACATGGTATTACAGCTATTCCTTTAGGTAACACAGTAGCTCAAATGGTAACATATAGAAGTTCTTTAGGATTAGATACAGATAATATCTCACTCTATTCTAATTGGACTAAAATTATTGATCCTTATAATAACTCATTTGCATGGATAAATAATGTTGGTGGTATTGGTGCTAAATACGCTATGATGAATGATGTATTTGATGGATTAAGTCCAGCAGGTATTGATGAAAATAAACATGGTGGACAAATTCAAGCATGGAGACCAGTTGAAACAGAATTATATTTTAGTGATACTAACCTACAATCATTAGACAATGCACAAATAAATCCTTTTGTATTAGATGAAATTTATGGATTATATGCTGCAGGAGATAAAACATTACAAAGTTCTCTTTCAGATACTTCATATGTAGGTACAAGAAGATTATATAATTTAATTTCTAAAACAATTAGACAACAAATATTAAGAAAGCAAGAGTTTAAGAACAATGATGCAGCACACAGATATAAAGCTAAATCTTTATGTGATGATTTTCTTGCTCCTATTGTAAGTCAGCAGTTGTTTAATGAAATTTTAGTAGTTTGTGATGGAACTAATAACACAGCAACTGTCTTAGAACAGAGAAATTTTTATATAGATATTTATGTTAAAGTTACACCTAATTCACAGTTTGTAACATTAAGATTAAATAGATTAAGTCAAACTCAATCAATAGCTGAGTTTATAAGTTAAAATAAAGAGGTAATTATATGTCAGTTGTAGAAGATCAGTTAAGATTAGGAGATGATGCTCTTGCTAATCAATTTATAGTAACTTTCCCTTCTGGTATTCCAGGTGGAGGCAATGCCGATACTATTTCTTTAAGGATGGATCAACCTTTTGATCCTCCTTCTCAAGTAATATATACTTATGAAATAGATTATCGTGGTGATAAAATTAAAAAAACAGGTAGAAAAAACGATACAGATAAACAATTTACATTATCAGTTCGTATAGATCAAAATTGGCAAGTTCATGATGACCTTATGACATGGGAAAAATTATGTTATGATCCCGTAACGAATACCGCTTTACCAGATGTAGCAACAAGAGTTCCTGTTGTAATTCAAAGTATCGATGGAAGTAATTCAATTGTTAAAAATTTAAAATATACTCAATGTAAACTATTTACAGCTAAAGTGACTTCCTTTGATCCTACGTCAGGAGATCCATTAAGAATGGAATTGACTTTCATATATGGTGATTTAGACGATGACGTAACTATCTAATTATTTTTATTACCTCCTTTATATATAAAATGCCTATTAGTTATAATAGGTATTTTTTTTTACTAATAAATATTTAAAAGGTATATAATATGAGTGCTTTAGATATAAAAAGAACGGCTGATACTACAATAGGAAATTTTAATAGAGCTTCCAAGGATTTATTAACATTATTAGATATTCAAAATAAAAATTTATTTGAGATAATATTATACCCTTCTAATATCTCTTTTAATGATCCTAAAACAATAGCCTTAGCTAGTCTGGACACTTTATTAACAAGAATTTATATACAAAGTGTAGATATTCCTTTTTTAAATTTTGAGTATCAAGATTTCCAAGAAACAAAAGAAATAAAAGATATTATCTATCCTAGTTCTATCACTATGACTTTCTTAGAAAATGAATTAGGGTTTGTTAGAACATACCTTTCAAAGTGGGTAGAGACTATTATTACTCCTGCAGGCGGACAAGAGAATTATGAAAACTCTTACTTTTTTACTCCTAATCAACAAGGAACTAAAAAAAATGGAGTAATTATTCCACTAACAGGATTAGGAACTCCTTCTTATCCTATAATCAAATTTTGGGGATTGAAACCTCAAAGTGTCGAGAATCTTACTTTTTCTCAAGGGGATGGTGACCCTATGTTATTAACTGTTATTTTTAATGTAGATAATACGTGGTTCAATACTTTAATATAAAATTTATTACTAATAAATAATAAACATAAAAGGAGCTTTATATAATGAATGACAATATTCTATTAAATCCAGACGAAATTAAAAAAAGAAGAAGAGGGGTGCAAGAAGATAAAGCATTACAACCTACTGAAAAGATTTATAATAGAAGTGGAAAAATAACAATTGAATATGAAACAAAAGGAAGATTTAATAATCCTAAAAGTTTATATTTTGATGATTATACTGTTGAAGATATTACAGATTTATCTATGGGGAAGCAAGAACAATTACTTGAAACTACTATTTGTATTTTAAATAGAAATATGAATGAAGACGCAAAATTTGATGCTCAAGAATTATTGATTGAGGAACTTATAGAAACATTAATTGGGTTAAAAATTTATACAAACGAAAGTCCTATACATATTCATCCTTGGGTAGATGAGTGTCAATATCATTTACCTGCAAGTGAACAAAAAGTTAATGAGACAGAAATAAATTTATTGGAGCTAAAATATACTTCAATAGAAGAAGCAGATCAAAAATTTAGAAATCATATGAAAGAACAATTTGAATCTTATACAAAAGAAAAATGGTTAGAATATACTAGAGATAAATATACAAATCATGCTACTATAGATCCTGAAAAATTGACAATAGAAGAAGAAATAAAAAATTTTAAAATAAAAGAACCTATTATAATATCAACTGAAAATGGTGATACTTATAAATTTAGATTTATTAGAGTAAAAGATTTTCTTAAAGCACAGCAAATGATGGATAAAAAATATAATCCTTTGTTTAAATCAATAAAAAATAGAAAATATCCTGGATTAGCTTTAGCTTTAACAGAAACTAAATTATTACAAGAAAAAGAAACTGAATCTTTACATATAAAACAAGCTAAAGAGATTACTTTATGTACCAGAGCTTTGACGCTGATTTCAGTTAATGGAAAAGAACTAGCACCAGATGAAGCATTAGAGATTTATAGAAAATTACCTATGTCTATATTAAGACAATATTTGACATTTATGAATAATTTGGATTTTGGTTTAAATGATGAAAGAGAATTCACTTGCCCTGAATGTGGTGAAGTGAGAGTGAGGTATCTTCAACAAGGCGTTATTCCTTTTGAATTCTTACCACTTGACGATGATACCAAGAGAGAACAAACAAAGTCTAGTAGAATTAAAGTTTATTTTGGAGTTTAAATTGAATCAACAAAGAAGTGAGATATTAAAATCTCCTTATATTGAAGCAAAACAAATGAGGGATACTTTATTAGACTATTATGAAAAAAGAGCTAAAAGTGTCGATAGTTCAGTTAAAGCATCTAAGAGGGCGAAAAGATAATGTCTGCTGAAGGACTAGTTTTACCAATTGATAAAAGAATAGATATTGACTCTGCTAATGCTATTGTTGATAACGCTATTAAAAAAATTAGTAATATTGTTTCTACCTCACCTGTAATGGCATATTTAAAAGATACGCGAGATAGTGTAAAAAACTTTTTAGGGGAAAAATGGGCGGGTGCTACAGAATTTTTTACCACGGCAAATACGGATAGGAAGAGTACTACCTCAAAGATTAAACAAAGATTATATAAAGTATATGATAGATATATAATTAAAGGTAAATTTTTTAAGAAAACTTTAGCAATATTCAAAGATATTGGAAAGAGTTTAGCAAATTTAGCTGGTAATTGGTTTACAAAAATATTAGGATTTTTATTAATGATGGCTCTTATTGACCCTAATGGAACTATGGTGGAGTCACTTTTAAATATGGTGGCTGGTCTTGCAATGATGCTTGTCAATACTCTTATAAAAATGTTACCTAAAATAATAAAAAGTATTCTACATATTATAGACACAGTATTACCTAGAATATTGAGGAGTCTAGCTGATATACTTTTTGGAGGATTTGGAAAAGATAGTTTAATCTATAAATTTTTTCATGATGTATTACCTGCTATATCACCAACCTTATTAAAAATATTTCTTGGAGTAGGATTAATAATGAAATTAGCTCCATTATTTTCAGCATTAGTAACTATTTTTCAAGTGTTAGGTACAGTAATAGGCTTTATTTTATCTCCTATTGGATTAATTATAGCAGGAGTAATTGCTTTAGGTGTTTTAATATATATTTTTTGGGATGATATTAAAGCATTTTTTACATGGTTATGGAAAACAATAAAAGAATTACCTGCTAAAGTATGGAAAGGAATTAAAAAAATTGGTAAATGGTTTGCAGATCTTCCTGGAAGTATATGGAAAAGTTTAAAAAATATTGGAAAAAATATATATAAATGGGGAACTGGATTACAAAAAAAATTCTATAATGGAATTAAAAGTTTAGGTAAAAGCATTGTTGATTGGTTTAAAGGATTACCTAAAAAATTATTAGCAGGGTTAAAAAAATTACCAGGTTACTTACTTGGACTATTAACCAAAATTTTACCAAAATCAGTAATAGATAAATTAACTAGATTTACTGGAATGATTGTTGGGTTTGTACAAAAATTAGGCAAGATCTTAGGAGATATAGTGGATACCATTAAAAGTGGATTTTATGGTGTATACGATTTTATAGCTGCTTTTACCACACACCCTTGGGATTTTATATCAGGATCTACAGAATATAGAGCTGGATTGTTAGCTACTCAAAGATATTCGAGAGAAACTGGAATTGGTGGAGTAGCAGATTTAGAAAGCTTAGTAACAAAAGAGAAAGAAGGTAAATTAACCGCCGAAGATAGAAAAGCTTTAAGAAACGCTAGAAAGGATGTACCTGGATTTGGTATAAATTTAGATGAAAAAGCTTATGAAAAAATTGGAGAAGCAAAGAATGTAGTAAAAGTAGAAAATACAATAAAACATTATCAGGAACTAGAAAGAAGAAAAAATATGGGAGATAATTCTTATAGAACAGGTAATTAATCATGCCAAATAAAATAATAATAGATATGACAAATAAAGATCAAGTATATGGAAAAGGAACAGAGGACTCTGCTCTATTTCCGCTAGTTTCTACTTTATTAGATGATGTACTTATTGAAACTTCTTCCAAATTTACTACATTAAACGAAGTGGTAGGAAGTCTTTTACCTGTTAATTTAGACTTTATATCTACTGCCTTAGCAGGAACTACAGGAGGAGTAAGTGAAGCATGGACAGATATTACAAATGCTTTTACCGTTCCTATATGGAGTTCTACCGAACCTGCTAGATTAACATTACGATTAGGTTTTTTTACTAAGACAGACCCTGTTATAGACGTTCAAAATCCTACAAGAGTTTTATGTTCTCAAAGTATTTTATCTAAAGATCCGAATAACCCCAAAAAGTTTATTACACCTGGAGTGAATTTAAAAGGATTAGGAGCGTTAGCATCAAAGAAGAAAGATTCTAATGTGAATATCAATACGGCGAAATTTATTTCTTTTTGGATTCCAGGAATTATATATCTTCCTAGAGCTATTATAAAAAGTGCACGACCTACTTTTTCAAGACAAATGGTGCAGAAAGGTTCTTTTGGAGCAGCAAAAGGAGTACCGCTTCCAAATGGTGGAACATACCCTTTATGGTCAACCATAGAATTAGAAATAGAAAGTTTATATCCTGCAAATGATGAGATGTTTACTTCAGCTAATTTTGGACCCTCACCAAAAGGAGCACCAGCAGAAAGTAAATCTCCCGCAGCAGGTAGTCAAGGGTAATTATGAGATATAATTTGTATGATAGTTTTCAAGAACAGGATGGTATAAAAATATTTAATCCTAGTTCTTTAGATTTTAGCACATTTAATTGGACCAATGGATATTATCAACATGTTTTATCCAAATCTGATGTTTTAAAACCTTACCTTATATCATATTCTTATTATGGAACAGTAGAGTATGAAGATATTATCTTGTTATTAAATAATATAGATGATATTTTTGAAATACCTCCTGGAACGAAAATATATGTTCCTACATTAGAAAATTTACAATCGTTTATTTTATTAAATAGGAAATAATATATATGATTAAAAAATTTGTAGCAAAAGTAATAGATAACGATTCACAAAATCATAGTGATGGAAATAAAGATGGAAGGGTAAAAATTTATATTCCTGAATTACATTATGGATTTACTTCAAGTCAATATCCATGGGCTCAGCAAGATAAAGATTTCTCTTCTTTTATACCAGAAGTGAATGATTTAGTTTGGGTATGGTTTGAAGATGAAGGATTATTTAAAAAACCTTTTTATCAAAATAATATTAATCTTTTAAATTTAAATAATCATGGTGAAAATATTGGATCCTTAACTGGCTCTTATCCTGATATAAAATATATAAAATTAAAAAATGGAGTATCTATAGCATTAAATAGTAATGAAACAGAGGTCTCTATATTAGCAGGTGATGCGGAAATAATAATAAATAGTGGTAATACTATAACTATTAAAAACCAATTACAAAGTATGGCGACACTCGTTGATGATCTATTCTCTGCTTTGTTGGCGCTTAAAACAGTAGGATCTCCTGCTAATCATGTGTTGGGTCCTGATACGATTGTCACTCTTCAAGCGGAGCAAGTAAAATGGAAACAACTCTTAGAGGAATAATATGGGACTAAAAGATACTATAAAAGCAGCACTAATAAATCTATATACTTCTGCAAGTACTTCACCCTACCTAACAGATGCTCAATTTGCTGATGGAATGGCTGATGTTATAATAAATCCTTCAAGTGTAACTAATGTATACCTTACTTATACCAATTTTCCTTATAGTATTCCAGACATTACTTCTTCTGAAATAACTATGTTTATAAATCCTTCAGCAGGAGCAGGAACTATAACATTGCCTACACTTGCAGATAACCAAGGTAAAATACTTAGATTTATGTACACGGATGCTGGTGGTAAAATTACAATAACAGGGGAAGGATCAGAAACAATGGGAGGTCATTTAAGCTTGTGTCTACAATCAAAGAATGATGTCCTTTTCATTATTGGTGAAGTCGGAGAATGGCAAGTTTTAAGGTATTCAGCGAAATATGATACTGGTGGAATGAATAGATCGGTTTGGACTAATGTGCAATGCGGAACTTCAGCCTTTGATTATGACAACCTTACTGGTACTTTTATTGAGGGTGAACTTATAGTAGAAGCAACAAGTGGAAATACAGGGATTATACAAAGTGATAATGGATCTTTACTTTATGTCAAAGATGTGACAGGAGCAGGAATATGGACAGACGGCAGGCAAATTACAGGTTCAACTTCAGGGGCTACTGCGGACGTAAACGAAACTACAAATAATAAAAATCAAAATACATATATTTTGCATGGGTTTAATTTACCATTGGAAAACTTAACAATTAAAATGTTAATAGATTCTGCAGCAACATTCGTGACTGGGAAGTATGTTTATAATTCTAATGAGTTCTTATATTCTCCAAGTCCGTATGGTCAACAAGCGAAATATGTTGATGCAAATAATATTCTAATACAAACAGGAGGAAATGGATTGTTGTATTTGAATAGTTCAGGGGTGCTAGTAGTAATAAACACGCAGGATTGGTCATATAAAGTAATAGTAGAGGCGAGAATATAATGGCTAAATATATAACAATAGATGAAAACAATAATATAACAGGTTATGGGAAACATGGTGATATTGAAATAACAGCATGGCCATCGCAAAACGGTCAATCTGTTAATAAAAAACTTTGCAAATGGAATGGATCAAATGTTGTTTTAAAGACAGAAGAAGATTTGCTTACAGAAGATATGGAAAAAGAATTAGAAGATAAACTCATTAAATTTAACAGATTGGCTATAAAGGATATAATTAAAATTTTGCTTGAGAAGGAGATAATTACAAAAGAGGAGATAGCCCCCAATGTAGTTATTCTATATAATAGAATAAAAGAACTTAAAGATTTGATAGGGTAAAAAAGGATGTAATAATTTCTAAAATTATTATACTAATAAATATGGCAATTGTACACGATTTAGATATATATGGAAGACAAAATACTAATGGTACTGCATTAGAATTCTTTGACGAGAATGCGATTAAGAATGCATTAACATTATTTTTAACTTCAAAGAGAGGGGAGTTTTTAAAAAATCCTGATCTTGGTGGTTATGTAGATTTAGTTCTTTTCAAAAATATGAATGATGAGACTTTTCAGAAATTAAATTTTTCTATTAAAAATGCTATATCAAATTTTTTTAGTCCTTATCTGCAGATACAAGCAATTACTATAAATCCTGAATATGAGACAAGATCGTTAGAGATTGGCATAACATATTATAATCCTAGTACAAGAGCTACTGAACAAACGACTCTCTATACAAAGAGTAGGCTCACACTTCCTTCGCAAGAATATGAAGATATTCCTTATCAAGAAAACAATTTATATATGTTTTGTTTAATTCAAAAACCAGATCAAGGTAATAATATCTTAGCTTATGATGAAGAGTTAGCAGTATGGAAATGGGGTAAATACAAATTTACAAACTATAATCCTGAAACAGATGCTTATGCTGATGACATAATTAGTGTATGTAATTCTTAAAAAATAAATTAAGGTAATAATAAAATGACATTTGATTTTGATGGAATAAAGTTAGAACTAACCAATAGATTATCACTTTTATCTGATTGGTCAAAAACATTATTTTTTGGTGTTTATGAAAGAATTTTAGATGTAATTGCATATATTATAGAAAAGATGGTATATATAGCTGAATTTTATTATAGAGAAGCAACTTGGAAAACAGCACAAAAAAAAGAATCTTTAATGAACTTAGCTATGTTCTTATCATACTACCCTTATCGAAAAAAAGCAGCTTCAGGTAGTTTAACTATAGCTTCAGATTCTACTTTTGGTCTAACCACAAAATATTTAGGACAAGATACTATTATTCCAAGATGGACTTCATTTTCAAATAGTGGTGGAGATGTTACTGTATTTAGCACAGCAGCTCTTACATATTATAGAAATACAGTTGGCCCTTTAAGTGTAAGTGTAAAAGAAGGAGTACCAAAAGAATATTTATATATTGCTCAAGGAAATGTATATGAAGAAATTTATTTGTATTCAGATTCAATAGATAATGATGAATATGAAGTTTTGATTGTTGACGAAAATAATACAACTTTATATACATGTATCTCAACTTCAGAATTATATTTTATTAATAATACTACTGATTACTATTTTCAAGCTGATAACTCTACTGATTTTAATAGTGTTACATTTAAATTCGGGGATGGAGTAACTACTAAAAAATTAGAAGCAGGAACAAGAGTTTTTATTAAATATGCTACTACAAAAGGAGATGAAGGAGATATTACTGCTTCTGAAGTTATTTCTAAAATAACAGATACTATTACAGATATTTATGGAACAACAAAAACTTTTTATGTGAAAAATGAAGAAGAAATAGCTGATGGATCTGATATAGAATCATTAGAAAGTATTAGACAAAATGCAAGAAACCTTTTTCAAACAGGATATAGATGTGGTACAAGAGCTGATTGGAAAGCTATCTTAGATAGTGTTTCTTATATTCCTAAATCTTCCGTATGGTCTATTGAAGATTTAGGAGGATCAACTTTAACAGAAGACCAAAATGCTGTTTATATAACAGCATTAACAAGTGATGGATCAGCTTTAACAACTTCTCAAAAATCTGATTTAGAAACAACTTATTTAAAACCTAAAAAAACTTTAACAGAAACTATTACATGGTATGATTTAGAAAAAGTATATGCAAGATTTGTTATCACTGCAAAAATATTAAGTACTGCAGCTACAGCTACTATAGCAGATGGAATTAAATCAGCACTAAATACTGCGTATACTGCAACTAATGTAGACTTTCAAACAAATATATATGAATCTAACTTTACAAGAATTGTTGATAATATCAGTGCAGTTTCTTACCATACCACTGAAATATATAATTTGGAAGAAAATTTACCAAGAATTGTTTCTAGCAGAGAAATAATCCCTAGTAAAACTTCCGAAGATGACTCCGATGCCGTTGATCAAATATATATTGCAACTAGCAGTTTAGAAATTTTTGCAAGATTAAAAGTTTCAGGAACTTGGAATGATCCTCTTTCAATTGCACAAGATGTATCTGGTGTATTAACATCCAACTATCCTGCAATTTATTCTGTCTCTGGATCAGTTACTTATACAACCAATACTTTTTCTTACTCAGTAACAGGAGGAGGAATTACTTCAGGAACAACTCAAAATCCTGGTTCTTCTGCTACGGAGGGATATTTATTAGATATTAGCTATAAAACAAAAGATGGAAACGGTAATATGACTAATGATTTAAGATTAGCACAAAGATGGCAATTAACAGATATTGACACAGATTATATAACTACAAATTTGAGTTATGTTTAATAGGATTAAAAAATGAGTGTAAAGTATAGAAATTTATTACCTGCTTCAATAAGAGAAACAAGATGGGGAACTCTAATAGATACCTTTCAAAGTTTAATTGCTACTGTTAAAGAAGAAAAGATTGATGTCATAAAAAATCAATATAATATAGATGAAATGACTACGACTGAAATTAGTAATCTATCTTATATGTTTGGTTTTGATTTAACTATCTTAGATGGATATACAAGCACAGAAGATTATTTTAAAAAAGAAATAAAAACAATAATAAATAGAATAAATTGGAAAGGAACCAAAACAGGATATATTATAGTTGGCCATATCTTTAATCTAATTATAAATGCTTTTCCTATTAGATATTTACTTTCAGAGCAATGGGAAGTATTAGATGAATATTGGGATGAAGATTATGAGATAGCGACCATAGAAGAATTTACTTTAGATTACACTCCTCTATTATATTTGGATTCTGACGGCTTCCCAACTCTTGATACTACCACTGCAGTATATAATAGAATTATTAGACATTTTATAATCCAATATGAACCTAAATATGTAGAATCTGCAACAGAATTCTTATCAACCTTTTCTATGAAAGCTTTTTATAATGATGTAACTCAAATGAAAAGAACAACTGAAATTCCATATTTTGAATTTCTTTTAAAAGTAACAGCAGATATAGGTGGTACTCAAACAAATAAAACTTGGTCTTCTTATGATGACACTTATTCTTATATACAAAGATCAAAATTATTTGAAGCTGATTTATCTAATGTAGATAATATTCAAATTGGTAATGGCTCTGTGTCTGATTTATCTTCAGCACCTTCAGGAGTTAATAGTTTAGTGACTACAATAGCGTCAGCAGATTTAGATGCTATAGAAACTAATAATAGTATAAGATTTCATTCAAGAAGATTTCCTTCTGAATTTTGTACTTTTTATACTTTTACAGAAATAGCATTAATGAATTCTTCAGGAGATGTGATCTTTTATTCTAATTTTCCTATAGTTCAATGGAGTTCTAAAATATATGCAAATGTAGCATTTAATATAACATTAGAATAAATACTAATAATAGAAGAGTTAAATAAAAATGTCATTAACAAATCTAGGAAGCCAAATATTAACCTTTGATTATAAAGAACCTGCTAAAGCAAAAAACTTTGATAGATTCTTGTATGACGCCATAAAACCAGGTATTTATAGTGGGGGAGCATTCTCTTTATACATAGAAAATATATGTTCTATTGCTCCTTTTATCTCAGTATTAAATGTTGATACTACCAAACTAGTCTATGCTAAGACACAGGCTAGTTTTAATCTTATTATATCTCCTTTAACTCCAATAATTTATATGACTTATGATTGGATAGATACTGACGAAAATTGGATAAATTTTAATCAACGTGCACTTGGATCTACAGCAATAACTAATGAAGTGATTCTTTGTACTGTTCAGTTTTCTGGTGGAACTATTACAGGATTTGATTATTCAAATAGAACTCTTGGGTTAATCGATCAATCTGGAAATGTTAATGTTGAAAATACTATATATATTGGATCTCAATTAGATTCCTACTTTCAAAGATCAACTGCGAATAATATTACTACAAATTCAGGAGTAAATATAACTAAAGAAGTTACTATCTCTAATAATTTAACAGCTACAGGACAAACTACACTTAATTCTGATGCCACAGTAAATCAAGTTTTATCAAATACTCTATCATCTGGAACACCCTATATAATAAACTCACCTACTCTCGTACCTAACTTAAATGCAGATACAATTGATGGAGCAAATTTAAATACAGATGGAACATTGGCTTCTAATAGTGATACAGATATTGCTACTCAAAAAGCTACGGTCACTGCAACAAAAGCTAAAATGGATATGATAGCTAATGCTTCCATGAGATATTGGAGTAGTGAAAGTGAAGCGGAACCTAATACATGGCAATCTGTAACCTGGTCTCCTGAATTAGGAATATTTGTAGCTGTTTCACTTGATGGAACAAATAGAGTGATGTATTCAAGTGAGGGAATCAACTGGACTGGAGCAAGCGCTGCTGAAGCCAATCGATGGTGGTCTGTTTGCTGGTCTCCAGAACTTGGTATTTTTGTAGCTGTTTCACCTTATGGAACAAATAAAGTGATGTATTCAAGTGATGGGATAAATTGGTATACACATAGTACTCCAGCTGCTAATTGGTTTGTAATAGGGTACGCGTCTAACAAATTAAATAGATTTATTATGCTTTCAGCTTTACCAGTAGATGGAATAATGTATAGTTTATAGATTATGAATTATAATTCTTTAATAAATTACATAGTACAGAATATAAAATTTTATATAAATTCTTCTGATTTAGAATATATACAGAAGGAAGTAAGTGTTTCAATACAAAAATTTTTAGATGGTGAAAATATTTCTATTTCTAGGATAGAAAAAATTGATATTGAAGAATTAAAAGATTATATGTTTTGTAGTATGTTTGTATATATATTAAATTCTTTAAAAATTTCAGAGGATATTAAACAAAAAATATTTGAAGATATTTTAAATTATTATAGGACATGGAAGTTAATACAAAATTGTGAAGGAGGGGTATAATGAAATGCAAAAATTTGGTTCCGAAATCTTACAAGCGGGTTTTGATATTACAAATCCTACAGATTGGGCTGGCATCGTTATGGGTTTGGTTGCGTCTTACGGAGTATATGTAATAAAGACCTTTAATAAGGACGCAAAAACTGCTAAGGAAGCATTTGAGAAGGATATAGAAAATATTAAGGAAAATTTTAATTTAGCTTTAGTAAATATTAAAGATATAATTTTAGAGCTTCGAGAGGAAGTAAAGGATTTTAAGAATATTACAGTTGGGTCTATAAAAAATTTAGAGAATTATAAAGAAAAAAGTTCTAATAGATTAACTTCTATTGAAACTCAAATAGAAAAACAGCTTGATCCACTAATAAAAGATCATGAAAGATTTAAATCAATACATTTAAAATTGAATAAATAAGGAGATATTATGAATAAATTTATTTTAGAAAATGACAGATATTTACCTCAGCTTGATAATGAAATAGCTCCTAAAGTATCCTGTTTTCCTACATCTATGGGTATGGGTATGTTATATTGTCTACAGCAGCTAGGATTAGATAAGACAAGCGTAGGATGTCCAGATAACACTCAGATAGAAGATTATATAAATAGACAAACGTCTTCACCAGAAACCCTTAGATGGATTAAGAATATTGGAGTTAAAAAATATGGTAAATGGATGTTAGAAACTATTCCTAGAGGAAATTTTTATGTAGAAGAACATATATTTAATAAATTGATGACTCCCTTAAGATATAAGTGTAAATTTATTTCTAATGCTACTTATGATCAATATTGTGATTTAATAGGAAAAAATAAATTACCTATTATTATTAGAGGAAAGTTTAGACCTGAGACAAGAGTAGGAGGTCACTTAATTTGTGGTATAGGGTTCAATAAAGAGAATAATTCTTTTATTGTTAATGATCCTTTTGGAAACGCCTTAGAAGGGTATAAAAAAGATTCTTTGGGTGAGGATTTAGAGTATCCATGCAATCATTGGTTTAAGAGAGATAATGATAAAATTTGGATAGTATCTTTATTTAAAATTTAGAAAAGAGTAATTGTTTAGTTAGAAAATGATTAGATGGAATAGTAGGAGTATTTATTATTGTATCTATATAATTTTTATCGGTATCTTCAATTCCTTTTAAATCTTTTATATATAAATTAAATAGTTCAGTATGTAATTTATTAGCCATTTTATTTCCTGCTAAATCTTTATCCGGAATAAGAATTATTTTTTTATTAAATTTTTTAAGTAATTCTATTTGTTCTTTTTGTATGTTAGAACCAAAGGTGCAAGTTATATTTTTTGAAATATTAAGATATATTTTGGGGATAGATCCAATTCCTTCCACTACGAATAAGTCATCATTAAAATCTAAATTATCGATATTCCATAAAGTACTATTTATAAAAGAATTCGAAGGATATAATACTTTTTTTTGCATTAAGTATTGCAAATTAGAATTATAAATTATTTTTCCTTTTTTATCTAATACCTTATAATCTTTATATTTATAGTCATTCTTCTTAATCTCTTTTTTAAATAAAGATTTTAGTTGTAAGTAAGAAGAGTTACTTTCTTAATATTTACATAAATATTCATATTCCATTAATTTTCGAGCTTCATATAAGTTAATATCTTGTCTAGTATCGATAATAGGTACTACAAAATAATTATTATATTTATTTGAAATACTGTAAACAATATTAAACTTCTCACAAAATTCTTTTGTAAACCCTCTACTTCTTGTATAATAAAAATTCTTGGGGTCTAAAGGAATATATGTGAAATCATAATTAACTTGTTTCACTTTCTCTTCTTTCTTAGATGGTGTAAATGAGGTTACTTGAGGTATATAAGACGCTGTATTAAAATCTTCTAAGAAACTCATAGCTTCTTTAAAAGAATAATTATAAACATCTTTCAAAAAATTTATAATACTCTTATTCACCCCACAAGAAAAACAATTAATCTTTCCTGTAACTAAATTTATACCAGCATTACCATAATTTTGATCATTATGGGAAGGATTAGGACATAATATTTCTAACCAATCCTTTTTTATATTACCTGAGGTTTGAATATTACACTTCATTATAAAAGTGTTAATATGATTTCTACTTATTTTCAATATCAATCCCTATCTCTTAATGATTACCCTAATATTATATTATATTTAGTTAGTTTCCTTAATTTTATTAAGATTAATCTTATTTTTCTTAGGTAAAGTAAAAATTTTATTTGTATTTTCTTTATTAAAAGAAAATTGAGGAGTTCCTAAACCTCCGGCATTTCCAGAAACTTCAGCATATTCATAAACTAGAGCATTTCCAATGACTTGAGCATTTACACAAACTTGAGCCTTTCCAGAAACCCAAGAATCTTTTCAAACTCGAGTTTTTCCGTAGACTTGAGCATTTCCAGAAACTTGAGCATTTCCAGAAACCCACGCATTTTCAGAAACTTCAGCATATTCGTAAACTAGAGCATTTCCAATGACTTGAGCATCTCCAGAAATTATAGCATTTTCAGAAACTACAGCATCTCCAGAAACTTGAGCATCTCCAGAAACTATAGCTTTTCCAAAAACCTTAGCATTTTCATAAACTCGAGCATCTCTACAAACTCGAGCATTTTCAAAAACTCGAGCATCTTCATAAACTTTAGCATCTCCATAAACCCAAGCATCTCCACAAACTAGAGCTTGTCCGTAGACTCGAGCATTTCCATAAACTATAGCTTTTCC